CCCGATAGTGCATCGAGCTCGCCTTCGTAGACCATGATACGTTTACCAGTAGAAGGTATAAGAGACTGACCAAACAAAGTATCAGTAGTAGTACCTTCATACTTAAAATCTTTTAGTTTGGTTTTTGTTTTGAATCCTTGTAACTGTTTACTACTGTTGTAATAAGGGAAGCGTAGAAGCTCTCCGTCCCTGTAGACTTTGTAGTGTTGGCAGGTTTCTTCACTAATTTTTCGTTTTTGCAGCCTTTGGGCTGAACCTTTGAATTGTACATTGGTGGGCATGTGTTGTGTGTTATCTGCTCTTGTTAAATTGTGACAGCTAAAACAGAATGTATTGCCGTCATCATATATAGCTTTAGCATCAGAGGAGCCACACACCTCGCATGGCTCGTGTCTTAAAAATTCTGCTGTCATTTTAACCAGTCAACTGGTATGCAGTGTGCAGCGCACCAGAGTATTCCGTAACGCTCACACCATTTTGCGTAGGTTGTCTTGGACTTCTTCGAGATACGTTTGTAAGGGTCTTGAAAGACCATACGAAGATCTATTTTTGGGTTGTCCTTGATGACTTGTTTAATCTTACGCCTAGATGGTGGGTCCCAATACCCTTTGACCTCTAGGATTACTCCGTTGTTTGGTAGCACAAAATCAGGAGTATATTGATGTTGAATTGTGTAAGGATAGGACGTCTCCTCATATTCATAGTCGACGCCCAGTGATACCAATAGGTCTGCTACCTTTTCCTCCAGACCTGATCTAAAAGTCATCTTCTAACTCTACTGAGCTAGGAGTTGTATCAGGTGTCACGTTTGGTTCTGATGTTTTGAATCCTGCTGTATTACCAAACAATTCAGCAGCGCCTGCCTCGTCAAGGTCGCCTGTGTCTACGCCTACCTCTGACTGTATACTCACTATCTGAACTCCAGATAACTTGAGTGATGTGCCATAGGTCGAACCATCTTTAAGTATGTATGGCTTCTGTGTAAATCCAAGTTTAACTTTACTGCCTGAATACACAGGTGTAGATTCGTCCCTGATTGGTGTGCCTTCAGTATCTACAACTGGTGGCTTTTTGTCTTCACTCCAAGAGAACTTGATAAGGTATTTACCTTCGCTTACTTCTTCCCATGGTGTAGGTTTCAGTACTGATCTCTTTGGGTTCTTTAATTTAGATTCAGCCCACTTGAGGCAGTCCTCTCTTTCAGTCTCTAGCTTGGAGATAATATCTTCTCCAACTATGGCTTTTAAAGAATAGCCAAACTTACTTGGCTTTAACACGGATTGGTAACCTTCTAGGGTTACTGGGTCGGGTGTTACGTGTATGTTTCTCATTAACAAAAAAAGTATGTTGAATCAATCACGGCTTCTGGTTTCAGATCGCCAATGATCGGTGGTTGTTCTTCAGCTCCTATTGCTAGGGCGAAGTCGGTTATTGGTTCATGCTCTGCGAACAGACGCATGTAAGTTTTTCGTACTAAACTAGATAATGTACACATGTCAGTAGCTCTGCACAATACACTGTCATGTATCAATGCAATCGGAAACTTAACTTCCATCACTGCTATGTGTAGTAAACTTGCATCAAGTGAATGAATAAGATTAGGTGCTGTGGCATTCTTGTGATGCTTTAGGTCTGGACCTTTTTCAGCTCCTGCAATATGTATCATACATCTACCCATTAACTGAGTCTTGATGATTTTAGTTTCTTTCTTCATCAACCTTTGCTTGACGGTAAAACCAGACGGTGTTGTCCAGTGTATTTCGTCAGCTCCAGACTTGATAGCTCTAGCTACTTCCTGTTCAATCCATTTCATTACGCTCATTGCGCCGGGCACGACCACATTCATTGCAGCTCGTACAGCCGATACGCATTGAGTTAGTTCATCTTTGTCTACATCTACACCTTTTTCTTTGAAGGCGTCCCTGATATATGACCTATTGCTAAATGGTTTAGCATTGTAGGGTATAGTCATCACGCAGCGTTTGGTTACTTTCCTGTCCCAGTAAGGCTTTAGCCTATCAGGGATAGCCTCTAAGCTCCTTGAAGCGATGGTTGCATAGGCGTCTTGGGGTTTATTACTTCCAATGACATTTACCATGCGAGCAGTGGACGCGTCTTTAGCAAGTCCTGCCAAAATTTGTAAACCACTACATGTAGCGTCTACAGCGACAGGCAGATGTGTGTGAAACTTGTGCTCGTAATGTAACTCGTACCATTCTACACATGCAGCTAAAAATAACCATGGTTCGTCTGCATTTTCCCAGTCAGCAATGTTGCCAATAGGGTCAGACCATACGCGGTGTACTAACTCTCTGTTCTCTGCTTGTTCTACCCAGTCCAATCGCTCCTGCATGGTTGCTTTATCAAGACCATACGTCGTTGCGAGTTGAAACTTTATCCATTCCATACCCTTCTTGGTTATCTTAGCACCTTGGGTGAATAACAACAAACTTTTTCCAAAGTCAGTGTCTTGTGGTGTTAGTAAGTTAGGTATGGGGTATGCTCTACCACGATAGTCGAAACTCCATGGTATGTAGAACTCTGTATCTTCAAACTCACGTACAACTTCCATGGTCATACGTGTCCTACAGGACTTACGCACTTCTGCTGCCTGTAGCTCTCTAGCTAGTCTAGCACCCCTCTTCCACTCCCTCCTTGCTGTCTCATCTGTCTCAATATTAACAGGCTTTGGAGGAATGGTATGTTCCATTACAGGTCTAAACTTCCCTACACTTATACCTCTTTCCTCTAACTCTTTCGCTACCTTTACTATAAAGGGATTTAACTTGTAAGAGACTTTCTGAATAGAGTTTATAAAGTCGTAGGGTATTTCTCCCTGTATTAGGGTGCCTTCGCTCCTTCTGATGAAATTATGACATCTTGTCAAATCATTGAGATAGTAGCCACCGTCTTGGAGAGCGTGCCAATTACGGGGAGGAATAAGCATAGGCTTAGCCAAAGGGCTAAATAGCTCTGCCATTCGCATGATTTCATCATGGTGTTTAATTAATTCGTCGGTGGGTACGAGTATTGATATTGTTTTTCTACCTTTACGCATCAAATCACGCTCAAACCAGCCTGATACCTCCATTAAACAGTCCATTAGAAATGTTCCTACCTTGATTTTGGTAGTCAGGTCCCAATGAATCCATGGTGATATGTTCTGTTTGTGCATCAATGTCTGTATACACTTGCGTTTGTACTCTGTGCCTCGTGCCTCGTGCCAGTAGTTTTTCTTGAGTGTAGCTAGTAATGCTGGTGCTTCCTTGTCATAGTAATTCATTTGACACTCAGCCTCAATAGCTGCACCTACAGCAGTCGCAATGTTAGTTAAAGAATGCTTATTTGACTTTGGCATGAACACGTGGTCAAATACGACCTTGCATACGAGCAGTGCTTGTAAGTCTGAGTCGACAGGCAGGATATGCTTGTGAAAGACTTGCATATTCTTACCAGCAAAGGTCTTGTACTTTTCTTTTTTACTATCTATAAATGCAATAAGATCGGGCAATATGGAGCTAATACTTGATGAGCCATAGACAGTGGCAGAGGCGTAGGTCTTTTCTTCCAACTTAGTTGTGTTGGCTTGTAACCTAGCCTTGCCTCCTTGTATTTGTCTACGCTCGAACTCCTGCTGATCTTCAATCTGTTTGTCTGTGAGCATTTGATTGTAGTCAGTTTACTTGTCGTCGTTGATTTGCTCTATCATAAGAGCGATAAGTTCCTTTTTGTGTGGGTGGTTGTCAATGAGCATTTTGAGCTGTTGATACCTACGTTCAAACGTTGTTTTGGTCATTGTTAAAGTCGATGTTGAGTGGATTAGGGATAAGATGATAGACACCTAGATCGGTAGCTAGTGTGATATGTGTGTTTTTGCCTATCTCTTTTTTAAGTCTTTGCTTCGTGTGATGCTCAGACTTGTATGTGTACTCTTCTATCTTGCCTGTGTCCCTGTTCTCTACACGTACGATACCGAAGTGTGAGCTAGGTAGTTGATAGCCAAAGACTTTCCAGTCTCTGAACTCGTCAAAAGGCATAGCAGGAAAGTATGCTGGTGGGCAGTCCTTGATGGCTTGCCAGTTGTTTGGGTAGTACTTACGTTTCTTCATGTTCGTGATA